GTTAAAATACAAACCCATAGTGTCCATCTTGGCAATGCAGTACAAGAGTTTGTGAGCATTGACCCTGATGGATTTACTTTTACCATTCTCTTATCTGCATATCTTGGCGTTTCCGTTCAAGAGGAAATAAGCAAGATTTGGAAATATGAGCGTGGCGGCATTGCGGTACCTCTTACGCTTGGTAAAAAGGGATATGGTAAAAACAAGTGGCTTATCAAGAGCCACAAAATAAAAATGGAGCATTATGATGGCGGAGGAAACTTAACAGCCGCCACCGTAGATGTTACACTCACAGAATACATATAAAGGAGTAATGCTTATGAGATACACTATAAGGGGTGATGACAATGTAGCACTTGCTTTTTGTGAGAACGACAGAGTCAAATCCATTTTGCAAAACATCCACCTTATTCTCACAACTCGTAAAGGCACGATTCCTATGTATCGCGAATTCGGACTTGATATGGATTTTGTTGATAAGCCAATACCTGTGGCGGAAACGCTTATGGCATCAAGGGTAAAAACGGCTTTGGATGAATTCGAGCCAAGAGCTGAATTTGTTGACATTGCTTTTGAGCATAGCAAAGATGCCTTTGGAGCAATGATACCAATTCTGGAGGTGGAAATAGAAGATGAATAGAAGTACAGAGTACAAATTTGTTGATACGGACAGTGAGGCTATCGTTGCCGAGCTTGTTTCTGCTTATGAAGAGATTACCAAAAGGACACTCCAACCCTCCGAGCCTGACAGGCTTTTCATTTCGTGGGTTGCAGATGTCATCATAAGCGAGCGTGTCAAACAAAACTACACAGGTAATCAAAACATTCCGAGCAGTGCAGAGGGCGTTTATCTTGATGCACTTGGTAAATGGTTATTTAACATTGACCGCAGAGATGCACAGGCTGCTAAATGTACTGTTCGATTTACAATATCCGCTGCTCAATCCACAACAATAGCGGTACCAATCGGAACAAGAGTTACAGGCACAACGCAAAATCTCGTTTGGACTACAAAGGAGGATGCGGTAATTCCCATTGGAGAAACTTATGTTGATGTTATGGTGCAATGTGAAACTGCAGGCACTATCGGCAACGGATATACACAAGGACAAATCAACACTCTCATTGATGTTGACAACATCCTTTATTTCTCTTCTTGCTCAAATATTACCGAAAGTGATGGCGGTGCTGAAAAGCAAACCGACGAGGAATATTTTGAGACAATGAGAACAGTTGCAGATTCGTACAGTACGGCGGGAGCAGAAGGCTCATATATTTACTGGGCTAAATCCGTTACATCCGAGATTGCAGATGTCAAGGCGGTGTGCCCGAACATTATGAGGACGGAAACGCCCTCCTTGTATCAGGACGGAGATGGAAACAAATTCGCATTTGTCGGAGGAGAACAATTTGACACAAGAACACTCAAAGTCTATACAGAGGATTTTGAGACGCTTTTAGAGGAGGAAACCGATTATACTGTTTCCTACATTGACGGATTGATAACTCTTGCCATAGAGGCTGATTCGGCTGTTGCAACTGCAAATAAAATCGGCATAAACATTCTGCAACGCAGAGCGGGATATGTTTACTTATACGCTCTTATGAATGACGGAACTGTTGCGAGCGAAACAATCAAACAGGCAATATCTGATGCGTGTAGCCCGGAAACAGTTAGACCTCTTACGGATTGTGTTCTTGTGAAAGACCCTGAGGAAGTTGAATACAACATCAACTGCACATATTACATATCGCAAGAAACTCAACTCACGATTTCGGAAATTGAGGCAGCGGTTACAAGTGCAGTAAATGAGTATGTGTCTTGGCAATGTGCAAAACTCGGCAGAGATATTAACCCCGACAAATTAAGAACTTTGCTTATGGGTGCAGGCGTTAAGAGAATGACAATAACCTCTCCTGTTTTCACATCATTAAAGAGTGGTGCAAATAATGATGTTCCTCAAATTGCAAAGCTCGTTAGTATGACAGTAACGAACGGAGGCTATGAGGATGAGTAAACTTTTATCGGCTGAAAACCTTATGCTTGCCTTTCCAAGTAGTTTGGCGGAGGATGATGACAAAAGAGCTCTCGCATCCGTTACCGCACAGGAATTGTGTGAGTTATACGAAGACAACAATATTCTTGCTATATATGCCAGGATAGACGAGCTTGATGAAACAATGCTTGATATTTTAGCATACGATTTCAAGATAGATTGGTGGGACGAAAATTACACGCTCGAAGAAAAGCGAGAAACCTTTAAGAGTTGTTGGGATGTTAAAAGAAAATTAGGTGTTCCGTTCGCGTGTTACCTTGCTATTTCTGCACTGTATCAAAATGCAGAAATTCAGGAATGGTATAACTATGACGGAAATCCTTTTTACTTTAAGATTCACATTGACTCAGGCGAAGTCTTAACAGACTGCGACAAGCTCAAAAGAGTTGTTGAGGGTATTCGCTATTACAAAAATAAAAGGTCGATTTTGGAAACGATAGAGATTGATATTGCAAAGCAAGTAAAAATGTTTATTGGTTTTGCTCTCCAGGGCGGTACCAATGTAACAATGAGAGTAAACGGAATAGACTATGACGATTACGACTTACTTGTTGACGAATTAGGAAATCTCTTATTGGATGAAAACGGCTTACTATTTACAGAATAAGGAGGGATAAAAAAATGATTTCAGTTGCACCTACAATTACAGAGGCAGGTAAAAACTTGCAACTTAGGGCTATCGGTGGAGAAACAATCACTTTTACAAGATTTAAAATCGGTAATGGTGAGCTTGGAGAAACTGACCCCGAAACAATGATAGAGCTTATCAACCCTCTTGTGAACTTTCCTATTACGGACATAGACACTTCCGATAGAGGCTATGTAAAACTAACAGGCACCTTTGACAGTACATACATAACAAGTGATTTCCGTTGGCGTGAGCTCGGCATCTTCTGTAAGGGCGAGGATGATATTGAGGTGTTGTATGCGTATTCAAACGATAGCGACAACGCCGGAATGCTCAAAGCAAATTCGGCTGATGTTGTAACAGAGCACACAGTCGCTCTTATTATAGCGGTTGGAGATGCTGAAAATGTTACTGCTATTCTGTCGGAATCGGTACTTTATGCACCAAAGACGGAATTTGACGCCCATGTACAGAACACAGAAAATCCTCACAGTGTAACAAAGACTCAGGTTGGTCTTGGTAATGTTCCGAATGTTACTACAAACAATCAAACGCCTACTTACACTATGGAGCTTAACAACAGAGAACTCCAAAGCGGAGAAACTCTTGGAACTGCATTCGGAAAACTTGCAAGAATTGTCAAGAGTGTTATTGCTCACATTACCAGTCGCGACAATCCTCACGGCCTTTCGGCTGAAGGAATCGGAGCGGCAGAGGATGAACACGAACATTCAGCAGCAGACATTTCAAGCGGTACAATGAATGTGGCTCGTGGTGGCACAGGAATATCATCCCCGACGAGCGGTGGATTGTTACGCGGTAATGGTGTAAACCCTTGCAGTGTAGTAAGAGGTACAGGTGCTTTGTACTCCCCATCAGCAGGCAACCCTCAATTTGGTACCTTGCCTGTTTCAATGGGCGGTACAGGAGTAACAAGCCTTGATGCTTTTAGAAACTCTTTCGGAGCCGGAATAAAAGTGGGCGAATACACAGGAGACGGGAGCTATTGTCGTTTTATCAACACAGGACGAAGACCAAAGTTTGTAAAGGTTATTTGTGATAACTATTGGAACGAATATAGCTACCCTCAATACAATGGCCTGGCTGTTGACGGAATGAACGCAGTAACGAGCACATCATATCTCTATGTTAATTTTGCGGACAATCCGAGCAGTTATTATCACTATGTAAAAATAGCCATTGTTGATAATGGATTTTATGTGTGTTACTGTTCATTAAGCTCACACCCAAAAACAAATTACAATGGCTACAAATACCATTACATTTGGGCGTAATAGCGAGGAGGTGAAACTATGGCTCTTATAAGACTTGCAGAAAAAGATATAGTCAATGCAATGAAAGATGGAGGTACAGTCCTTATCTCTCAACTTGAAGAAATTGCAGAAGGAGAAGAAAAACTATCTGTACGCAGAATAACAATCAGCACCCTCATAGATATACTTAAAAGGTTTGGAGTGGATGAAAGCCACTTTGACGAATTTCAGTACAATTCAAACACAGGGTATTTGCACATTCTGCTTAACGGAGAGGATGTTATTGAGCCTTGCTATATCGGAAGATTTGCAGAGGTTGACGAAAACGGAATTATCCCGGAAGGCTCACTGCCGTATTTTAACAAAAGCCACACGCTTTTTGCGGATGGTTCTCCGCTTTATGGTACACGCTTTGTAGATGTGGACGAAAACGGAGAAATTATAATACACGCAGATGGCTCGGGAGATTATCTTATCACTGCCCTTGAAGATGGAACAGTAAAAGCGGTCAGGGTAAAGCCGCAGATAGCGGATGACCTTGACACAGATAGCGATACGGTTGTTCTTTCCGCAAGACAAGGAAAGCTCCTCGGCTCCTGGATAGGAACTATCGCAAATCTTTTAACAACTGCAAAGACAAATATTGTTGATGCAGTAAATGAACTGTTTAACAGTTTGAAAAACCACAAAGAAAATTTGAGCAATCCTCACTCTGTAACAAGTTCACAAATAGGACTTGGCAATGTTACCAATGATAAACAAGCTACAAAGACGGAGTTTGATGCTCATACCGGGAACAAGTTAAATCCTCACGAGGTTACAAAGACACAGGTCGGTTTAGGCAATGTGGATAATACCGCAGATGCAAACAAAGATGTTCGTTCTGCAACAAAGCTTAAAACTCCGCGAAAAATAAACGGAGTAAACTTTGACGGAACAGCCGACATCACGATTGAGGATGATACCAAAATACCTCTTTCACAGAAAGGCGTTGCGGGCGGTGTGGCAGAACTCAACGAAAGCGGGCTTATTCCATCCGCACAGTTGCCCTCATATGTTGACGATACAATCGAGGGCACTTTGGCAACATTCCCGGAGATAGGAGAAAGCGGAAAGATTTATGTAGATACATCAACAAATCTTACTTATCGGTGGAGCGGAAGTCAGTATGTGGAAATCTCAAAGAGTCTTGGACTTGGCGAAACTGCATCTACTGCTTACGCCGGAAACAAAGGTAAAAAGAACGCACAGGATATTGAAACCTTAAAAGGACAAATGACGGATGCTGAAAAAGATATCGGTACTTTGCAGAGAGATAAAGCCTCTTTGGAATTCGTAAACGAGGAGCTCAGCGAAAAGGCAGACCTTGTCGACGGTATTGTTCCTGATGCACAGTTACCTGTTGCGGTAGTGAGAGTTGATGGAAAGGTATTATATCCGACTTGCTTTGTGGATGTTACAGATGACGGAGATGCAATTCTTCGTGAAGATGGTAGCGGAGATTATCTGCTGCACATCCCTGCAGATGGTGTTCCCCGACTTAAATATATCGGCAAAGCCATCACGGATGAAATTACAGGTGTAAGATATAGTTTGTCTGTATCAAACGGAGAAACTATCTTAAAACAAATAATTTAATTTAGGAGGTAACAGACAATGAAACAGCGTTACGCAAAACTTGACGAACACGGCAGAGTGCAGTTTGGAGTATTCGAGTCGGACGAGGATGCTTTGAACGCGGGCTTTCTTCCTTATGAGGAGACAGAAAAGCCGAGCACTCCTGAGGGAGAAATCCCTCACAATTACACTCGTACTTACGAGGAACAGAGTGGAAAGATTGTTCTTGTTTGGAAAGCATATCCGAACTATGAGGCAATCGCAGAGCTTAAAAAGTTACTCGCAAGCACAGATTACAAGGTAATCAAATGTCAGGAAATTTCCTTAATCGGCGGCGAGATGCCTTATGATGTTGAGGCTCTCCACGCAGAGAGACAGGAAATAAGAAATGAAATCAACAGATTGGAGGCGTGTGAATAATGGATATTAAGTTAATGACACAGGCAGACGGTAACAGTTTGAGCAATCTTGTGTTACCACCGAACAATGAGATTATCGTGGATGACCTTGGCAGACCATCCGTAATGGTAAAGATTCCGAAATTTACCTATGCAGATGTAGGCTTGTCAGGCTCGGGTGTTCATCCCGCTTTTAAGGTCAATGGTCAGGAAGTACCATACATTTATATTTCCAAGTATCAGAATATTGTCGAGGATGGCAGAGCGTACTCGCTCCCATACAAAAGACCAAAGCACACAATCAACTTTGACCAGGCGAAAGCCGCTTGTGAGGCAAAGGGTGCAGGATGGCACCTTATGACAAATGCTGAATGGGCGGCAATCGCTCTTTGGTGCAAAAAGCACGATTGTATGCCTTACGGCAACAACAACGGCTCATTTGGAGATTACTATAACACATCCGAAAAAGG